TGAAGAGGCACGCCTGGAAAGCGTGTTCCAAAAGCCGAGAGCAAAATATGAAATAAGGAAAGGTGCTCGAGTGGCTGAAGAGGCAGACCTGGAAAGTCTGTAACGGCCGAAAGCCGTTCGCGGGTTCGAATCCCGCTCTTTCCGCAGAGAACACGCTGATTATTAGCGATTGACGCTACAATAATTAGCGTGTTCCTTTTTCTTACCTCTAAGGAACAAGGAAAATCCAGAGCGTTGTACCCTTTTCTCTCCGGTTCATCAGCCTTAAAAAAAACGGGAAGTTTGCACATTTTTGATGAAGTCTGATTCATTCGGATTAAATCTCCCCGCAAATTACCCGCAAATTTTAAGAAGCTATGGTGACAACCAAGATCTACTACGACAAGCGGGCAATAAAGAAAGATGGAACAGCCCCGCTGAAAGTGGCGATAACCAAGAACGGTTCGACCGCCTACATTTCTCTGAACATTGCACTCACTGAACGCGAGTGGGATCCCATTAAACGATGTATCGTCAATCATCCAAAGCGGCAATTCTTCAACACATACGTTGGCAAGCGTAAGTTGGAGATTGATGAACTCGTTCTTTCTATGGATGCCAAAAGGGAACTTTCGGGTAGCGTGACCGAAATAAAGAATAAAATCCTTGCACTGCTGAATCCGACTGAAGAACGACCCAACAATCTCTTCTGCGATTGGCTTCAAAAATTCGCCGGCAACAAGAGTGGCCGCACTCGCGAAATTTATCTTGCGACTTTTGAACGAATCAAGGTGTTTACCCCAAAAGGGTACGATCGCCTTACGTTTGAGCAGATGAATCTGGAGTGGCTTACGGAGTTCGATGTATTCCTCGCCAAAACATCGCCTGCGCGTAACGCTCGAAATATCCACTTCCGGAATATTCGCGCTGTGTTCAATTATGCCATCGACAATGACATTACATCTGCTTACCCTTTCCGTAAGTTCAAGATGAGGTATGAAGAAACGAGGAAGAGGTCGATGTCGGTGGAGGCTCTGCGCAAGATCATATCCACACCATTGGAAGAACATCTTGAGAAGTACCGTGATTTCTTCCTGCTTTCGTTCTACCTCATCGGAGCGAATGTCATCGACATCTGCAATGCTGAAGAGGTGCAAGATGGGTATCTCATATATCGTCGTGCCAAGACCCATAAACTCTATACTATAAAGGTGGAGCCTGAGGCGGCCTCCTTGATTGAAAAATATGCCGGGGAGAAGCAGCTTCTTAATTATCTCGACAATCATAAATCTTACCGCACATTCTATAATTGTGTCGTCCGTGGCCTGAAAGGTGTCAAAGACGCGCTCAATGCAATCGATGACGGCATACATTTTAAGGAGCTGACTACCTACTGGGCCAGGCACACATGGGCTACAATCGCTGCTGAGCTGGACATTCCGAACGCAACTATTGCAGCCGCTCTGGGACACTCTTACGGCAACGCCACCTCTGCTATCTACATCGACAAGGATAGACGAAAGGTTGATGTCGCTAATAGAAAGGTTATTGATTATGTGATGACTGGGCATGTGTAGGTACAATTAGAGCCATGAGTTTCCTCGTGGCTCTATCTCCTTGCGCCCTCGCGGGTTGGGGTAGCAAATATGAAGTTTCTTTATCACATCAGGGATTTCCAGAATCTGAGTATCTCCTGACCTGTATATATTTTTCGCGCCGTTTCCCTCCTGAAGCCACATTTGATATGGCCCTCATCGGTATATTTACGGAGCGTGTTCCTATGTATTCCAAGGTGCTTGCAGGTTTCTCCTACAGAATATCTGCCCGTCGGCGCCACCTGGGGTTCTATTGCTGTCACCATATTAAATATCTTATTTGCGTTCTACAATTTGGTACATCGGTACCTTGTTGATGTTTTCATATGACGTGATTAGTCCGTCGGCTTTCAACTGCTCAATAGCCTTTTGAGCTGCTGCCTGAACCGCTCCAATGACAACGTTGTGGGACGCTGACACCGGCGCACGGTGCATTTCTTCTACTCTCGCCAGTTCATCTTTGATTATATTGTAGATGAATGGCTGTAGTAGTCCGGATATATCAGTCTTCATCGTCGGTTATTGTAAGATGGTCGTCGATATACTTTTCGGTAATTTCATGCATGGAGTCAAGGAACTTTTCGTTCGTGACAATAAAATCAGATAGCCCAGCGAACTGGGGGTGGCACACAAGGCTGGCATAGGCCTGGGCTTTCTCTTTAATATCGTCGAGGATCGGAATCAAGTTTTGCTCCTCAACTCCGAGCTTATTGAATTTATCCTTGAGGTCGTAGGCGCAGTCGGCTAAAAAGTCGGCGGCGAGATATGTTTTCACCATCGCCACATTTATTCCAGTTTCGTTGAGAGTCTTTTTGTCAAATAATTCTGCCAACGCTCTCGGAATGGCGGCTTCGGCTTCTTCGATAGCTTCTTCCAGTTTTTGGACTTTTGCTATTGCTGTGTTTGCCTGCATGAATTTACCGCGTTGAAGGAGCGACTGTATGCTTTTCTTCAACTCGTCGCGCTGCTGTTTCAGCCGGTTCAGTCTTGAATTTGTGCTCATTCCATTCTTGGGGTTTAATGTGGGAGCGAACTGAAAATGTTCACTCCCACATATAGGTTGGATTATGCTTCTGCCGGCGTTTCAGGAATGAAACAGTAGTCTGCGTAAATTTCTGCGAACTGCTTGCCGGCATATTCGGCCAGTTCCTCAGATTTGAAGGCGAGCCGAGAGCCGTTGTTCGTGTACGAGTTCGAAGAAACGTGGTGCGCGTACGCATAAACGAGACCGCCATTCGCATTCGCGTAGCTGTAAGCACGACCGACAACACGGCGTTCTTCCTTTTCCTTGTCGGACATAGCGTCCATTTCTTCTTTTGTAAGAAGTTCATACCACGCATACCACCGGCGCTCTCCCTCTGTGAACTGCGGCTTCCACCCTTCGTTGAGGGCTTCAGTGATTATGCGGAGTTTGAGGTAAGCCAGGAGATCTTTGTGCTCTTTGCCGAGTTTCCACTCGATGTCGCGGTATGCCTTTACGGCTTCGTGGGCTTCTCCGAGTTCTTCAATGGCGTCATTGAATGTCCTTACTCTGGATGTGACGGGGATTTCTTCGTTGAGCCTTTCGCCCAACATTTCTCTAAGGCTCTTACGAACCGCAGCATTGCCCTGCATATACAATGAGGCAAGCTGGTCTTTGTCAAGTTCTAACATTGTGGAGTTTGTTTTTGATTAAACTTATCTTATTTGCTGATGCAAAGTTAATCAAAAATAATCACATTCGCAAGTTTGCGAGCGATTATTTTAATCTTATTTGCAATTTTATTATCATTATCACTATAAATTACCGAGGGTTTCGCGCAAAGGCTCAGAGGTTGCTCGTTCGCAACCGAATTTACCCAAGGCGGGAGTGGTATTGGCATAGCAGTATAAACAGCCGTGGCCGCAGGTTGTGTATGCGCCGATGTCTTTGCTCAGGATGCACCCGCAGGCTGCTCGTTGCCCGGAATCTTTCGGGAAAGTTGTCGGGGCTCCAAACATATCATCGTAGCCGAGCCAATACATAAGTTTCTTGTCATCGTGAAAAAGACGTGCTATTAGATTGGGGTCTATGCACCGATTCTTCTCAATGCCATAAGATGATAGATCAATTTGTTCTCCGCAAGTCGCCAATTCCAACCCCATCGTTGAGTTTATCTCCTGGAGTCCTTTAGCGAATTGTGCCTTTTTTTCTGGCGTGAAATCTTCGTAGGCCACTTTGCATTGGTTCATGTTGTATTGAACCTTTCTGTATCCGGCAATGTCAGCGAAACTGAATACTAATTTTTCGCAGTACCCTTTGAGCATATCTGAGATTGCCAATATTCGTCCAAGGTGGTCGTCGATTTGCAACTTGTCGGTTAGTATTATCGGATCGTACCGCCATATTACAGCTCCTACGCCAAGAGCATCTACAAGACGCTTAAATGTGTCGATTCGTTGCGCAAGACCGGGGACAGCCGGTTCAAACCCTTCCGCTTTGTAATGGTTGAGAGTGAACTGTACATAGGAATGAATATCCCTCTCTTTAAGTAGATGGAGCTTGTCAAGCAGAGGAGCTGGATTTTTACTCCAGAACACCACACATCTTGTTTTGGCGAATGAAACGAAACTCTCTTGCTGGTTGAATGGATTACGCCAACCGCAATATCCGCTCTTAAGACGGTTGAAGAACCAATCCGAATGAAATGCCGGAATGTCAGTGCTCCGGCTTGCAGACACAATGATGGGTGCGATGGCTTCCACGCACTCGCCGGTCTGCCGGTGAATCTTTACTTTTTCATGTCTGTACATCATTTGATTTCTATGATATATTCTATGTTTCCGCGAATATATTCGCGAACCGATGTCTTGTCAACGCCATAGATTTCGAAGCATTGGCCGTCTTTTTTCACAACATATTTCTTTAGAATATCCGTGAATCTGAAAGCCCACCCTTTTAATGGTATGGCATTATTGAAATACGAGTTACTGTTGACTTTGGCGGTCAGCCAATTCTTCTGGGCCCGGTTAAGAGGGATACCATTGTTCAGCAACGCTCTAATTTTATAGACGAGCGTGTCCTTCAGGCTACTGAGGGCCGGTACCTCCCACGGCACGAATTTGAACACCGTTGCTTCCATATCAGTACCAAGTTAAAACTACAAAATCATTACGCTGATCGCTGAAGGCAATCCACTCGGCGATGTATCGAATGAATTTATCGACCGTTATGTCAATCATGTGGATCTTTAGCCACTTTTCAAAGTCCTCCCGATTGTTGGTAATCTTGCCTATTAGGTCGGCGAGTTCGGAACGCGGAACCTCAAGGCGGATGAACATTCAGCGTCCTCGCCTTCCCATCTTAGATTGGGGCAATACTTATGCAACATTCGATTTATGTCGGCCGAATGATTGTTGAAGTAGTCGCGCGAGTGGTGTTTCACTTGATACACCTCAGCCACATGAAGTCTAATCCCCATTTTCAAGGTCTTTTTTTAAGTCCATAAGGAACTGTTTGAAATCTGATTTGTGGTGTAGAAACACCATTTCGTACTGTGCCGGCTTCTTAGGAATTCGAGCAAGACCGATGATTTTCAGGAAAGACCGCACGAGTTGGTCTATCATATTCTTGTCTGTTACTCCGAGTAAATTCCGGCAAAGGTCACGAATAGACTGACTTGCCTTTCGCTGGAGTTTGTTGCGATCCTGATGGAATGTGCCATCAGTTATGCTTCGTGGGTAGCCGCAAGGCTCTCCCAGGTATTCGCCCGTAACGGAGTCTAATGTCCCGTCGAGCATCATTTCTGCTATTTCTCCCATATAATTTATATTTGTGGTTTGAATTTCCTTTTGCATACCTCCGGGAGCAACACCTCAATGTGCCCCTGAGAAAGATTCTTAATTCTCTCGACGCATTTTGAATCGCCTCGGCCGTTTGCTATCTTTATGGCATCGGATATGGCTGTACCCCGGTCGAGGGAACTATAGCCATAGACTACTTTTCTACTTTTGCAGGAGAACTGAGGAAAGATGGCTGTTCCGTCGCCGTAGCATCCAAAAGTCGTTATTTCATAGTAAGGCTCGTAACAGCGTACATATAACGTTCTGTTAACGATCAGGTAGTCCCTGCTTTTTACCTTGAGGTACGCGATGTACTCCGCTTTTGTGGTATATTCGCCGGGAGGTGTGTATTTACTGAGAACTGAGTGCCACGGTATATCGTCAAAGGAGTATTCTTCCAACTCTTTGCCGTTGTAAAATGAAATGCGGGCCTCCTTGTAAAGACAACCTTTGTACAGAAGAACTTTTAATGGCGTTTTATTATAGGAGTGAAAAATAAATGCCGCCGGAGCGTCTGCTTCTGATGCTTCATTGATTTTGACATTAACCGTGTCCTTGTGTCCTATCATCCGGGGCTTTCTACATCGAGGAGGGATTTCACTTTCGTGAAACTCGATTTCAAGACTTGTTACCATTGGCTTCTGATTTGGTGAGGTTGGCGTGGAAGTCCTGTATTTCTGCGTACAGTTCCTCTTTGGGCGTATTCAAGACTCTTTTCCCTTCAAAGAATCTGCCCCCGACTTTGAAGACAAATGGATACAAGTCATACTGGTAACACTCGCCAACAAAGAAGCAGTTTCGCAGGACACGAGCCGGAGGCAGACATTCGTAAAGATCCCAATATCGTTCCTCGTCTATTTCCACAAATGGAGCTGTATTGAGTTTTCTACGATGTTCGTTTACAAGGTTGGCAACTTCTTCTGGAGTGATTGTTGTGAGTCTGGGGTTATTCTGTTCAATCCGAAGCTCCTCTATGGTTTTGCCATATTAGTCGCAGTGCAGATCGTCGCTCATCTGAGTTATGACTGCGCCGGTAAATGGCTCTGATGGGTCTATTACATATTTCATATTGCTGAATGGTATATTTCGGGTTCTGAACTGACATTATAGATATAGGAACCGCAACGCACGAGTAGTGCTTCATGACCGTAATATTTGTTGCGCATACCTGTAATGCTTCCTGTAACCGAGAAGTTGGGGAAGCGGTGAATATCCACACGCTCCCCTTCTTCGCGAGTTAGTTTTCTTACGCGGGGAGGTTTTGGCATAGCATCTGCGCGTAGTTTGTGATTTCATCGAGTTCGCAAGTGCGCTTTGGTCCGCCAATTATTACGCGGGCGGCGCTGTAACAAGCGTTTCGAGTAAGTTGGCGTTGCCAACAGCAGTTATTACGCGACCATCGCCACGCTTCGGTCTTCAGAAGCTGGATGACATCGGACGAGGGTTTGGTATCATGATGTATTTGTAGTCGGTCCTCCGAGAAAGCGAGGATAATGGTTCCACCTTCAAACTTGATTTCGATGTCCTCGAGATCTGCTCTCTCGGCTTTCTTTGCCATTTCAGCCTCGGCCGCTTCAACAAGTTTCCAGAACTTATGGCGGCTCGTGAAGATTTCTTTACCACCTTTAGCCTTGAATTTCTCATTGAGCTCTCTTACGAGTTCTGCGGCTTTTTTAAGCAATTCGACCTTGCCTCTTTTGGCGAGGGTTTCCATCCTACCGTACAGATTGGAAACAAAAAGTGGACGGGAGTAAGGGGCATTTTGCGTGTCGATGGCGAAGATAGAACCGGCGGAGTCCATTATCTGGGCGCGGACAGCCTGCCATTCCTCATCATCTTTCTGTTCCTGAGGTTTGGCATCTTCAATCTTTTGCCGGATTCTCTTCAGGGCTTTTTCTCTCCAGGCTCCGAACTCTTTGAGTGCGTGATCGTAGGCATTGCTGGCACTTTCATTGCGTCGGGTGGGAAATCTGGCCGGCCCCACAATCATTGCACTCGCAATGCGTGAGTGTTTGGCGAACAAAATCGACACCCATTCTGTGTAGCGTTTTGCGTATGCTTCCTTTTCGTCGGCCGGAATATTGGCGAGGTCGTCCTGAAGTTCTTTTTCAAATTCGCGGATAGCCTGCGCGGCCCTTTCTTCCGGGGAGTGGCTGGTATTGTAAAACGCGTTCACTCCTGCACTCCACAAATGCTCCATATTTTCCTCGTATTTCCACGAGATCACAACCCATTCTTTGAGGTTGAGGTCGCTAACCTCTATCTCCGAGCCGTCGGGGGCCGTGATGATGTGGTTGAATCGGCAACTGAACATTCCTTGCTCATATCGCTTTTTTCTCCACCCGAATTCGTGCTCAGGTGCTTCCGGATTATTTACCGGGCGAACTGTCTTTGCTCGATGGCAGTTCTTGATGGTAAGTATTGTTTCCATTTTGATTAAATATCTTATTTGCTGTATATCTTATTTGCATTCAAGTGAGTCTGTGATTGTTTGGGTTTCGGCCAACCACCGGCCTAATATCTCGGCGACTTTAAATTTGTTCATAAAGACGCTTGGGGAATACCACGTTTCTTTCTTCCATTGTGCGCATACTCTGTAGTCGCTGTTTGCCAATGATGAGGGGTGGTAGTGTATTTCAAATTTCCTGTTAGCCTTGTCTGTAATCACTACACATGGTGCTGAACCGATCCCATGCGATGGTGCGATTTCAAAGGCTTCAATATCGTCAAGGCTTGCGAGAGTTGTCTGAAAAGTTTTGTATGCTTCTTCGGCCCACATCTGCTCTTTTATCAGTCTTTGCTCTTGAAGAGCCTTGCTTCTTGTTCTCAGGGCTTCGGCATTCTCCTTTGCCTTTTTAGCCATTGTCAGTAGTTCGTTCATGGCTTATCCTCTTTCGGGTGCCTGGCCGACATCTACAAGTAAGGTCGGCACTTCGCGTATGAATTCCTCAACCATTTCTTTCATGGCCTCTTCGGTTTCTGCAACCGCTACATAGAATAGTGGTGCACATTCCTCCGTCCCTTCATATTGGCCTTCTCCCACGAACACGACCTTGCGGTCTTTCTGATCCCTGCCGATGTCGTTCTGGTGGTCTGCCACATCGTTCGCTTCTTGTCGGCTGTCAGCTCCTACGGTAATTCTTTTGACTATCATATCTATTCATTTTTAGTGTTATGCGTGATACTTGGCTACGAGGGCCGCGAGTGCTGAGCGGAAGTCATGGCTTCCGAGTTCTGCGAGGTCAATCAGTTCTTTCTCGCAGGCATCGAAGTTCAGCATCTCTTCTTTTTTTGGCTGTTCGTAGAGTTTGCGGAGGCCCTTGGAGCCGTCTTTGTAGGTGATGAGGACTTTCTGTCCTTTGTTGGTGCTTACGAGTTCCACCCCGATAACCCCCTTGGCCTTGTCTTCTGCGGTGACTGATCGCTGGATTCTTTGGCGTTCGCTGAGGGCCTGCTCAATCTCACATTCCTCATTCTTCGGCTCGGTGTAGTAGAACTCGAGAGTTGCGTTCCATACGTCGCTCATCGTTTTGTGAAGTTCCTCGTTTGTCAAGCTCTGGATGGTGGCGAAGTAGCCTTTCATCTGCTTGTCAAAGGTGGGGTCGTAACCGTTGTTCACTTCCCAATCGAGCATCAGGTCGAAATTGCTTTTCTTCTTTACGCTCTTGAGGATTTCGATTGCTTTCTTTATGGTTTCTCTTGTTGTCATCTTGCTTAGATTTTTGATGTTTATCATCTTATTTGAATACTCAAAATTACACAAAAATAATCATATACGCAAATTTTAGAGCAATAAATTTAATCAAATCTGCAATTTTTACCCTCTAATATAATCAATATGATAATATAAAAGGCAACCCCGAAAGATTGCCTCTAATCACACATTAGTAATTCTCAGAACTGAAAAAGGTTGTAGGATATGCCGATTCCAATATAAGGTTCCACGCGGTGTGGTGTCAACCCTGCGCCTACTTGGATACCGACTCCCCAACGCTTGGTTTTGGTGGTGGGCGAACGAATATACACCACTTCGTTGCGTTGGAAAATGAAGATACTGTCAAGGGCCGGGTGGAAACCGCTCACGTAGGCCCGGTAGGTGCTGTCTTCGTATATTTTCTGAGTTATGGGAATTGTTACCTCAACACTGTCTTTTGAGTCCGGCTCTGTTGTAGCCAAAAGCGTATCCACGGTGGAAACTCTTTCGTCTGATGTATTCGCCACTGGCAATTTCTCGGTTACGTAGTTAATCACGAAACTATCCACCGGGATTGGTTTCCTATATGGGATTGTATCGACGAAGATTTCACGCCGTTCCTCGACTTGCGATTGCTTCCAAAGCAGCACATTGGCGACAATGGACGCAATCAGCAAAATCAAAGTTATTATAAGAGCCTTTTTCATTTGGATAGGCGTTTTACATAAGTTTCAACTCCCTTCACGTGGAGATCTACTACGGCTGCGTGTCCCTCCTTTGAGAGCAGAAAGTCAACATCGGCTTTGTTGTCTTGAAACAGCGACTCAGTAAGCACTGCGGCACACTTTGTGTGCATGAGGATATAGAATCGAGCCTCATAGTCCGGGTCGCCATCGCTCCAGTCCGCACGAATGGGAACCTGCCGTTTGTCATAGGCTCCCTGCGCTTTCAGAAGCGGGAATCTGTCAATGTAAGGCTTGAGGGATACATTTGCAGCGTTCCAGATGTCCGTTGCAAGTGTATCAGCCTTGGTCTGCCCCGGAGAGGTATAGACGCACCAACCGCCGGCCGACTTCCATTTTCCATCAGCACCGGCAGCGTTGCAGTGGACGGATATGAGGATTACATTGTCTTTGCCATATTTGTCGCAAATGGCGTTCACTCTGCGACAACGCTCTGCAAGGGAAATGTCGGTTTCTTCGGGGACGAGTATTCGGGCATCGACACCCTGAGCTTTGCGTTTTGCAACAATGTCTTTGACGAGTTCGCGAGCTTTCTTGTATTCGCGGAGACTTTGGTCGGGAGAGCATTTGCCAGCCGTATTAACGCCGTGGCCGTTGTCATAGAGTTCGATTATCTTTGCCATATTATTCTATTGTTTCCGACTCTGAAGAAAGCACTTTGCGATCGATTGCGTCAAGTACCCTCTTGCGAGCCAATTCTTGTATAGATGATTTAAGTTCAGCATCGCCAATCCATTCGGCAAAATCACGGATTGTTTCGGGGATTTTGGCCGTTTTGCATTTGCGACGCTTCGAGTGTTCCATAACGCTACGCGCCTCGATAGAAACAATGGCGGCAGCTATTACCATTGACACATAGGGCCATTCATACCAAGTGAAAACAGTACCCATGATGCCAAAGAGAAACCCGAGCAACTGAATCAGCCAGTACCAGGCTATTTTCTCAACGGTCTTGCGGAATTTGTGCGAACGAAGTGGTTCGTGGAGTTTCTTTGCAGTCCACGTGCCGCTTATGAAATCGACACCGCAAGCAGCCGCTGTCAGCAAGAACAGGCTGAAGCATACGGCGAGGTGCCGGTATAAGTGGCCTATGTCGTAGCCGGAGAAGGCAAGAGTGAAAATGTCGTTCATAACACGATGAGTTCTTACAGGTTGAATACTTCTTTGAATTTATCCACGAGGTCGAGTTTCTCCCACGTGAACTGCTCGACAACTTTGTCACCGAACTTCTCGCGGTTGGGTATGCGCCCAAAATGACCGAATGAAGCAGTCGCTTGGTAGATGGGATTGCGAAGTTTGAGGCGATTGATGATACCGGCCGGAGTCAAGTCGATTTCGTTGGAGATGATTTCGGCTATTCCAGCGTCAGAGATTGCCACATGGCTGTTGACGGTGGAAACATATACGCTGACAGGTTTCGCGACGCCGATAGCGTAAGCCACCTGGACCAGAACCTGATCGGCAACACCTGCGGCCACGAGGTTCTTTGCGATGTGGCGTGCCGCATAAGCAGCCGAACGGTCAACCTTGCTGGGGTCTTTGCCGGAGAAGGCACCACCACCGTGCGCACCATGGCCGCCGTAGGTATCGACAATGATTTTGCGGCCGGTCAAGCCGGTGTCTCCATGAGGGCCGCCGATAACGAACTTGCCGGTGGGATTGACATGCAGAATGAGGTCATTGTCGAACAGTGCGGCGATTTCGGGAAGCAGATGCTCTTTTACGCGAGGCAGAAGAATTTCTTCGATGTCCTTTTTGATGCGGTGAAGCATGAGTGTATCTGCGTTATCCTGAGTAAGCCCGTGTTCCGGCTTGATGAAGTCGTCGTGCTGTGTCGAGATTACGATGGTGTCAATGCGGACCGGGCGATTGGTTTCATCATCGTATTCAACTGTTACCTGACTCTTCGAGTCGGGGCGCAGATAAGTCATAACCTTTCCTTCTCGGCGGATCTTTGAAAGTTCCTGAAGAAGTTTGTGGCTGAGATACAGTGAAACGGGCATATACGTTTCGGTTTCATCGCAAGCAAAACCGAACATCATGCCCTGATCGCCGGCCCCCTGCGCTTCTTCGGTTTTTCTGACTACGCCACGATTGATGTCGGGACTTTGGCCGTGCATGGCATTGAGTATGCCACAAGATTCGGCGTCAAATTTGTAGTCACTCTTGTTGTAGCCGATGCCGTTAATGACGCGTCGAGCGATATCCTGAACTTCGACATGAGCTGTCGAACGGAATTCGCCGGCAATAATGACCTGCCCGGTGGTGACGAGGGTTTCACACGCGACTTTGGCGTGCTCGTCTTGGGCAAGATAGGCATCCACGATAGCGTCAGAAATCTGGTCTGCCACTTTATCGGGGTGCCCTTCCGAAACCGATTCGGAGGTAAAAAGATATTTTGCCATGTGATTTTGTGATTGTTTTTATTATTTGTGTTCAAAGTTAGGCACATATAATAATGTGGACTTAACAAAAAGCGCCCGACAAAGTGCAAGCGTTTATGCAGTTTGCCGGGCGCAGGGAGCAGACACTCCTATCGGGGATATTGGCGTGGTAGGCCTTTAGGGTCTTTGCATAATCCCATCAACCAATGAACGGACCTGCGCCCATATTTCATCAGTTGACGTATGTATGCTTTCCGCATACTCATCGACATCGAGATTATCACTTACAATCTTGATGGCACCGAGCACATTGAAAGGAAAAGCGACGATGTAGTTGAGTTCCATGTCGTATAGCACCGGCTCATCGCGCTCATCTTCGGTAACAAAGTCGTTGCTGGTATAGCAATCGTATCCTTTGTTTCCTAACGGGCAGCCATTACGGTAATCCTTGAATCCGACAGTATGATCGATGAAGCGATATGAACGCTGCACTTTTGTAACAGTTCCTTTGGGGAGTGTGTTGCTGCCACTGAAGCCGACGTTGATTATTGGCTCGTAGTGCTTTTTCCGAACGAATGAAATCAGGAGTTCAGAGCACTTCTTTATCACGTTAGAAGCGCCTACTCCTGTTTGAACGATTTTATACTCGCCGAGGTACTTTTTGGCAAGTTCATACTCCTGATCAGTTGCTACCAGTATTATCATCTTGTTGGGCTTTTTCGTTGAATATCTTGCCGAGGGGCGACGCGTCTATTTCGGCTCTTTCTTCGGGAGAGCGGGTGGCGTAATATTCGCTGAACGGAATGTCCTTCTTGTTCATACCACGCATTGCAAGCCACTCACCGAAAGGCGGCATGATTCGCCCCTCTATTTTTGCTTTACGACTTTCTTCGCAGTACCTGATAAATTCGGGCTGTCGGTCAGGAGGTATTACTGTGCCACTGCTTCCGAGCCCTCCGCCGCGGCTTGCGCATGAAAGTTTATCGACAATCTCGAACTCAGGCGAAACGACCTTATAGAAGGTTATCTGTGCAATGCGTGTTCCTCGACGAATGAGGAACTGCTCATCGTTGTTCTTTATAATAACATTGATGTTGTCAGTATAGCCGGGATCGATTTTGCCGACTAAGACATCTGCGTCGAAATTCTGCTTTCCTGAAATTTCTTTGTGCCACGGAATAAAGCCGAGCAATTTCGTGGTAATCCTCTTCTTGCCGTAGCCCTCCATTCCACGGATTGAGAAACCGCTTCGTGGCTCTATTTTCCCTTCAATGTTGCGAGGTAAATTGATGGCGATGTTAAGCGGCATACAGCATCGAGAGTGTGCCGGAACAATGAAATCTACTGGAGCAACAAGGTCGTACCCGATACTTCCGGGCTTCGCTTTGTATGGTAGAATGTAGAACTCTCCGAACGGCTTTACCTCAAATGGGCGAGGCTTTGGCTTAATACTTTGTTTGGTTTCCTTGTTTTTCATAAGGGAATGTCAGGCGACCCCGCAGATATCCGTAGGGCCGCCTGAACCGGTGAATTTATTTTGAGAATGTTACTTTGACTGTGGTTGATGAAGTCTTTGCAGGGCCGTATATTTTCTTGACCTCGCCGGTTTCTTCGTTAACGATTGTCTGCGGGGTTGTAATTCCGCGCAGGAACTTTTCGCGCTCCTTGATTTTGGCCTCAAGCTCTGTCCTTTCTTTGGCAAGTTCGTCCCATACTGAGTCTTGGCAGGCACTGAAATCGAAGCGCACCCCCACCTCGGCGATGCATAGATTCGCGCCGTTGAACGTTGCGCCAGTTCGGCCATACTTTTCTACCGCCCCGATTGTGGCTTCCACGACTGCCTGATCCTTGAGGAACTGTGAAAGGCAGTCATTCATTGCTTTGATAGTGGTGAACATTGAGATGGGGTCGGCTTCGCCGTCGGTTACTTTTGCCACAAGTGCTGCGGCTGTGGACTTTTGAGTTTCCTTGGTGAAGGGAATTGCTCGTCCGAAGATCTGTAATGATACGTTCTCTTCCATTTGTTTGATATTTAGATGTGAGTTACTTTTTGTATTCTGCCTTTACCTCTTTGTAAGAAAGGACCGATAGGTAGGCGGTTACTACAAGAAATGTTACCGATAGGATAGCACCTGGGATATTCATTGTGCCTTTCCATAGGTGGGCTACCGTCCATATTGAGGATAAGATGAATCCAAGTACAGGATATATCATCTGGTGGATTGCGAGAATCCGTGATACAGTTTTGGCTGTCATAATTGGTTAAATATCTTATTTGCATTGTGAGTGGGCGAGTTTCCTCTCCCACATTTTTTAGAATCGGGCCGCAAACTCGTCTGCGGTCATATTGAGAAGTTCATCTTTGGAGATACCGACTGAAGCTGCAATTTGCGAGGGAAAGGCTTCGTAGTAACGATACTGAGCAATCTCTTTTTTCTCATCTTCTGGGAGATTTACGAAATCCTCATCGCCAGGGCCCCACATACCAAGTGACGCATCAAGTGTCGGGCCGCTTCCAGCCTCGCCTAAGATGAATTCCTTAAACGTGATTTCTTCTTCTGCCATATATCGGAATTCTTCTTTCCAATACTCGATTGATTCTTTTGTGAGGGTATATTCTTTATTCATCTTGTTTTCGTTTTTGATTAAATCATCTTATTTGCATACACAAAGTTACTAATAAATAATCATTTACGCAAATTTTAGAGGGGTTATTTTAATCAAATTCGCAAGATTGTAGTGATATTGATTGTATTTAGCTACTACTGCAAGTGGGTCTGCACCTCTTTCCGCTATTTCTTGCATTTTTGGGGTAAAAAAACAGCCCCACCAGATGGCAGGGCTATGATTTCGTTGTAACGTTCGGTATGAATTTAGGCAACCGGCACGCCATTTTGGTAGAGCCATTCGGGAGCAATGTCTGCTCCGTTGCCCCAAAAGATTGTTTCATCAAGACCGAACTGCTTGAAAAGATCCAAGTCTTTCAATTCCTGAAATGCCGGTGCATCAAGCACTGGAGTCATATCGACTTTCTTGACCGCGCCGTCATTGAATGTACAAATCAGAGAGTAATCTCCGTTGTATTCAACATCTGTTACTTTGAGATACATATTGAGTAATTTTTAGCGGTTGATTTTCGTGATTTTTTCGCCACGCTGGGCTTTCTCCCAAAGTTCCATAACCTCGCTTTCGTGCTGGTCAAGGAACTCGTTCACCATAGCGATGGACTTTGCTTTGGCTCGACCCTCTACAATCCTATCCTTGATTGTGATGGTGAATTCCTCACCACCTCTGCGGACATGGATATGCGGAGGATTATGGTCGAACCCATATAGGTAGATTAGTAAACCTTCGAGTATGTATATTGCGCTCATTTATGATTACTTTTTATCTTATTGGTGTATGCAAAGTTAATCAAAAATAATCATATCTGCAAATGTTAGAGAGGTTTATTTTATCATATCTGCAAGATTTTCAACGAGAAAAGGAGTGCCATTGCTGACACTCCCGAACATTGAAAAGGCTTCACACGCTCTCGCGCTTCCGCCTTAGTTAGAAAAGTAGTACAAATATTTCTTTATAGAGATTGGCGAGCAATCCAAGCTCAAGCCAAAATATGAATTCTCTTCGCCGAATAATCCCGACCAAAACACCGGCGATGGCGATATACGGAACTCCCGCAGTCAATATCAGCCAAGCTATGGTGGCAAAGCACAGGATTAAGGCCGCTCCAGTATGTACTTTACCCTCAAATTCATCTCTGAACGCTGGACTTGCGGCCACAAAGAATATGCCGGCCACAATAAAGAACGCGAGAAACTGATAACTCTCCGACGTGTGGTTCAGGAGCGGAGCGACAGCGAAAGAAGCGGCCGCAAATAGCACTCCAGAGAATACCCATTTGCTTCCAAATGTGCGGTAGTAGGTTTCGCTTATTGAATTTGGCACTCCGAATGATAAACAAGTAAAGAGTAGATATAATGCCATAATCAGGCACGAAATTGATACAAGTATAATTTCAGTCATAGATTGTCGTTTTAAGGGCAGAGCGCCGGAAGAAAACTCCAACGCCCTGCCGTGGTTGGAACTGATTAGATAAGATTACCGGCTATATCGTGCCATGTGTAGTAGTTGGCAAGGAACGCCACTACTGCACCGGCGAGGCAGCCGACCAAATCCCAGGCGAGATCCCAAACGCAGAAGTGGTTGCCCTGCTTCTTTGCGTCCTTGACTTCTTTCCAGATGCCGAAAGCGAAAGCCACGACAAAGGCGATGGCAGCCGCAATCCACGCGGAGGGGAAATGGATAAATGACACAAGCGAACCGATGATAGCCGCGATAATGAACTCGCAGAAGACGTGGAGCTTCTTGTCGCTTCCAGTCTTGTCATTACAAATCTTTGTCATAATGATTGGGGTTAAAGTATTGATGTTTACTGCTCGGTTTCGTAGGCGGACCAGTCCACCGAGGATTTCTCTTGCCATTCTTCGTTGCAGACGGCAATTTTATGATTGCTGATGGCGGCTGCCACGCCCATAATTTCCTCAGCCTTGGTAAACTCATAGAATACCGGGCTTCCGTCGGGATATGTGCCGAGATTGAGCATTACCGGGAGTTGCATAATTCCGGCCTGCATAGCCACGAGCATACCCGTGAGGTCGCTCTTGCGTTCTTCGGTATATTCTACCGGCAGACTATTCCATTCAAGGCCATAGCGTAGTTTATGCGCACTCTCTGCTTCTATTACCTGAATGATGATAGCCTTTATTTCATCGAGGCTTGGACGATGGTCAAAACGCTTTCGCCAGTTCCACCCCTGCTCCGGGTTGTCGCTGTCATTGCCGAAGCCATAGATGACCTCGTATTTGTTACGGCCGACACGGAATAATCCGTCCTGCCGTTTGGGAGAACCATATACTTTTTCCATTACTGCTGATTTTTTAGGAGTTTGATGCCAAACTGTTTCTCCATCGCGGCCAGTTCCGCATCTGTTGGGGGAACAAAACCGTACTTGTTGGCGGGTACAAGCGTCGGCACAGGATACTGGGAGTCGTAGTTCATTTCGATTGCTGCGCAGAACGGTAACTCACCGATTTCTTCCATCTGCTCAAGAATACTGCCAAACTCCTTATTGCCGGTCCATATCTTAACCAACCGACTCCGGTGGATAATCTGCACAAGGTACTTTTCCTTTGGCTGAGGGATTCGTTCAGTGCTCTCTCCACGCAGTTCAGCGGATCGCACCTTATTGTCATATTTCAGTGATTCACGCTTGGGGACTACAACTTCATAATCCACAATTATTACTCCCTGCTTATCCATTTCTCGCGGATGAGCCTTTACCCCCCTGAAGTTTTTCTTACCGTCAAAACTCACAGGGGAAATGTCGAACTGTCCTAAATCTTTCATTTTTCTCTTGTGCTTTAGTTTCCGAAATTCGTTTGGTGTGATTATTTTCTTCAGCAGATGCCGACAATCAGCATGAGCGGCCATTCCGAAGAATGAGCCGATTAGCGATTGTCTACGCTTCCTGGATTGTACTTTTGATATTCGTCGGCAGAACTTCTGCTTTGAGCGTTTACGGATACGGGAGTATGTATCATATGTCAACTCACCGTCATCTTCCTCGCTTTCCGTCATGAAAGTGTTGTATCCGAGATAGTCAAGTCCGCAGAGCATCGGTCTGACAGCCTCTGTCGGCTTTATGCTCAATCCGAGTTCAGCAAGGAGCGAGACGAGGTAATCACGCAACAGCCACAACTCTTTAGAGGAAGCTGCGCATATCACAATGTCATCGCAATATCGGTAGTAGTGGTAGCGAATCTTCTTGCCGTTGATTCTACGTTCTCCGATACCGCAGACAACAACACCGGTTCCAATACCGTTATCAGGGTCCTCAATCTGGTGGTATTTCACCTGCTGGCACATCTTATGGTCGATGTCGCTGAGGTGGAGGTTGGCGAGGCATTGCGATGAACGCAGCCCCTTTGATAACCCTTGCTTCAACAGTGTAATGAAGTTGTACATCATCGGCAACAGAACCGAATCAGAAGTGTACTGGCGTGTCTGTGCCATCATCAGTTCCTGACTTATGCTGTCGTAATAATGGAAGATGTCGCATTGATAGTACATCTTCATATTCTCCGGGTCTGCGAGAATATCTTCCTCAACAATCTGGTGGAGCCAGTGCATGCCACGGCCTTTGATAGATGCCGCGGTATTTGTGATGAGGGTCGGATAGGTATATTTCTCGAACGGAACCATTATGGCATGGCAACCGACACGATGAAATACCTTCGGACACTGCACTACTCTTACCTTGAAGCCGTCCTTGACTACCAACTCACGGAAGTCTGCTTCTGTAATTCTAAATTGTCCACTTTTAAGCAACTTGTAAAGTCGCTTGCAGTACGCGGCTTTCTTGGGCCGGATATTATCCCTTTGCTCAGCGCACTCAAGATGTCCTACGACATAATCAAAGGCCTCCTCGATGTTTTGCATCGTGGCAATCTCAGACATGAGGTCGGGAATGGGGAACTGCACCCCATTGTTCACACGGGGTAACGCCACATTCATAAATGGTATGTCTTCAATCTTTGTCATAAGCCTTCAGGCGCTTCAGTGATGTTCCTGCTTTCTTCCTTGCGGAGAGGGTTGCAGAGGCTCGTATCCCTCGCAGAAATAGTTGGCCCATCTCGTGAGCCTCCAGGGTCTTGCGATTATATTGTTCCAAAGGGGACATTCATTGCGTCTTAATGTGAGCCGAGAGCCGTTGTTCGTGTTCGAGTTCGAAGAAACGTTGTTCGCGTTCGCATAAACGAGACCGCCATTCGCATTCGCGTTGTTGTTAGCACGACCGACAACACGGCACCGTGGGATACTCTACCTTTTCGTCCTCGCTTTCGCGGGACGTATTTCGTTAAACATTTTGGTTAATTATCTCTAGATTTGGCAGTCACCCCGGCTTCCTTGCGTCAGCCGGGGGATAATACCTTTTTAATCACGCCGCCTGCTGTTCCTCATCGTCATCAAAGATGATTTTGCCACTGAAGGCGAGCCGCGAGCCGCTGAACGTGACCGAGTCCGAAGAAACGTAGTTCGCGCTCGCACAAACGAGACCGCCATACGCATACGCGACGTAGCCAGCACGACCGACAACACGGCACCTACCATTAGAATACTCCCACTTGTCGGAGTAATTCTTATTCCAAGCAGAGTTATCGCTGGAGGTTTTGCCGGGAACTACATCCATGTATCTACCGTGGCGAACACGACTGATACAATAGCCGGCGCCCTGCGGTGTTGCTTGTACGGAACGCTCGGTATCAGTTACCACATCATAAATGCGGAAGCGGGTATCAAGCGGATAGGAGGCGTCTTCGGTCGGACACTTTTTTGATTTCCAGTCCTTGAACGATGAAACATTCATCGCAACGTGGGCCATCCATTCGTAGTTACAAGCCACGAAGTTCTGAATACCAAACATAAGGTTACCGACATTAGAGGTTACGCCGGTTACTGTTCGGTTACCCCAGGCATTGATGTTCTTGCCGTTCAAGGTCTGACTACCGCAAGTATAGCCTGCGCTACAGCCACGGCCGCAGATAGCCTGAATATCGCGTGTGCCCGTCAACTCCATTATGATGTTGGCGAGGTCTTTTGACTGCTCATAAGAGATAGCGTGGAAGCCCTCACCTCGCATTTCGCATAGGTTGATGAAGTCCTGGCGAGTGCGGTGCAGACCTGTTGGCGGAGTGATGTTGGTGACACGACCGTTCTTGTCATAGGTCCAGTCGGGGGAAGTTGAAGCAGTGCCGTCGCCGACCGCCGCCTTTGTGCCGGACACCGAACGAGCGCGACCCAAAGCGTCTATTCCGACACCATAGATACCCATAAGGAACTCCTTGCGGAATACCCAGTCCGGCTCAATGGCTTCGACGGAAGCACTGTCAACAGCAATAGCTTCCTGATCTCCGCAACCCATCTGCGATGTAAAGCGGAACTTCACGGCACCGGCAGGAACATCGCAGAAAATGTAATCCTCTCCGGCCACGAAGTCAAACTGCGCATTGCTGACAGCCATTTTGAAGATTGACATAATCTTTCCGTCGGCATCGAGGAATACACAGCCGAGATCGGTGGAGTTTACGCCGGGCCAGCGAACCTGCTTCATACCCTCTACGTTGATTTCGTACACGTCGCAGGCGGCATTAAGAGTATGTGTGGGCACTCCACCAACGGCCATACCAGTTACGACAAGGGCTGCATTGGACTCTACAAGCAAGTCGGAGAGTTTGGAGCGGTTGGTTTTGCTTGCCGTTGATATAGGCTCATCGGTACAGGTGGAACGGATGCCATACTTCTGCTGATTCTTGAAGTCGTTGACACCTTTGTACCAGTGATTAGGAACGTGCTTGAAGAAGTCGTAGCCCATACCGCTACTGTCGGTGAGATCAACAGATGCTCCGTCCTCCATGAAGTTGTAATCATCATCGCTCAGGCGCTTGCAGTGCATAGCGTTATCGGCCGTACTGAACGAGCCTCTGACACCGTGGCTCAACTCTTCCAGACGCTTGAAATGACCGCTCGCAACGAAATCGTTGTTGAAGCGATAGCCGGTGTTATTGTCAAGGTTGGAAATATTCTCGCAGTCATCTACGGTGTCGTCATAGACTACCATTGAGAACTGGGAGTTATGGAGTGTCAACTGCGGGAAATACTTGCCGAAGTTGGCGAGTGCGGAATCTTCGATGAGGTCAGACATTATCCAACGCCCGGTAATGCCGGAGCATTGACCGCTTTCTTCATAAGCCTGACCTGATGGGTCAAGGCCGATGGCTCCGCTGTTCTTCAGGGCCGAAAGGATAGAAGATGGAGCAGTGATGTTTACGTCCGGCAGACGAATATAGCGGATATTGGACGCTGATACAATTCCGTTGATGAGTGTCATCGGGTCGATGTTCGGACAACCTGCAAGCATAAGGCGTATCACGCTGCTCATGCCTTCGATTGTCAAACCGCCGGGATATGAAAGGTTCGGGAGGTTGACAAACGAGAGGTCGGTCATCGTAGCCGGCAACTGAAGTGTGGATATAGGCGATGTTTCTGCCAACGTGATTGTTGACAGGTCAGAGCCTTTCGCATAGACTGTTTCCAGACGAGGACACTTGGCGGCATTGATTGTCGTAACCTCGGTGGTTCGCACGTCAAGGTGCTTGAGGAATGGCAGATCGCCGAGGTTCATATTAGTCAAGAATCCAGTGTTGCCCGGCGACAGTCTCCACGCCTGCTTGTGAATGTCAGAGCCAATCACAATCTTCTCGGCGAGTTTCATCTGCGAGAACTGGAAGTTCGGGTCAATGGAAATCTGCGAGAGGTCAATCTCGCTCATCTGGTCGGCCTGATAGATGTAAAGCAAGATGTTATCGCCGTGCTGGAAGTCAGTAAAGAAGCCTTCTTCTCCGGCTTTGAGATACATACCCTGCGTTACATTGCCACCGTCATTGCCGATACCATAGTAGCCGGACTTTCCTGCACGGAAGCGGATAACAGCTCCCGTCTTGGCACCGATACGACCACCGAGAACGTGGCTTGCATCCTTGAAGTCGCCAGTCTGATAGTAGCCGTCGCGAATACGCCAACGCTGCTCAATGAAGCGAGGAAGTGCCTGACGCCCCGAACCGTGGAGGGCATAGTAATAGATGTCGGTGTAAATCTCCGAATACTTGATGTACTTGCGCTCACAGTCGTAGGTACATACCACCTTCGGCCACATTTCGATGCGCTTCTGCACGAAATAGTACATCGCACCCTTTGGCGAGAACGGACCGGCACCGATACCGTCCACTTCGGGGAGTGTACGCATCATGCCGACAACGCCCGGAAGCGTGAGAGTGCCACCTCCGGCATCGGCAACCATTTCCTGATTGTCACAGCGACGGAGATTGTTCCAGAGGATTGAGCCACGGCCGGCATAGCACTTGTCATCTTCAGCAGGATCAAGTTCGGCGGGAATGGTGTTACCACCGTCATTATCCTTACCATTACAGGTGTCGCAGTCATAAACCTTGTTGAAGTACATGCGCAACGGCTCCATCGAGGACGGCGAGTGGTATTCGCCATTCTCAACCCAGCAGCCTTCTTCAAGGAAGAACATCGGCTGCATATTCTTTGCCTGCTGATCGACGGCGGCGAGGTAATCAGTAAACGTGTAGTATGCGAGAAGTGAGGCTATGCTCATATACTTCCACGCATTATCGCGCCACAGTTTCTTCCAAGTCGCCGCCAACTCTTTCTTGGAGTAGTCGCAGGAATCGCAGAACTGGAGGACGTTGAACAGTTCATAAGGAACTTTGCGGCCCATAGCGAGGTCTTCCTGAAGCTGGTCGTCGTCCACCATGCACTCGAAATATTGGGTCCATGCCGGATATGTTTCCTGGCCGAGGTTGAGTTTGGAAACCCACGACGATTGAGTCTTAACCGGGGCCATCATATCATCTACCGAGCTGACACCCATAAACCAGTCCATAGCGTCGTAGGTTATAAGTTCGTAGCCGCTGACAGGGTTAAGGACATCGCCGGTTATAACCCACTTACCGTTGACCTGCTTCATAGAGCCAGTCGAGCGGGCCCACTCGCCGCCACTGAACCGCATGATCCGATAGTCGCGGCCGCAATATTGCGAGAGGATATAGGGCTTGCTTGTATCAAGTCCTTCGGTGGTCTTGAACCGAGCCATAATCTCATCGAGAGTTTCCTGCCCGGTGTATTTGCCTGCATTGTCATATTGGGGCTTGCCGAAGAACTCAATGAAATCGCCGTAGTTCATACACCCCTTGTTGTAACCGGGAGTGTCTTTGAAACCGAGTGCGACCTGCTCGCCTTTGTCCTCTTTCCAGTTACCACGGGCGTGGAACCAAGCATCAGCGAGAGAGTCTGATGTGGCACGGAAAGCAGCCACGGGGTGGTTTGCCGTGGAGTGGTTCATTTCAAGCCCGGTTACAGTGACACCTTTCTTCTCCCATGTGCCGTCAAATGCACGTTGGGCCGGAGTAAGGAAGTTGGAGCCGAGGGCACGGAATGTGGCGTTCATCATATCGCATACGCCGCAGTCGTTAGCCATCGAAGAATCCGAGTAGTCAACTTTAACCGTGAGTATGGCAACGGGAATAGAGTGTTCAATCACGCGCACATAGCCGATGTTGAACAGCTCGTAGGTCTTGAGTGCGTCAGCATTGGTGTAATCAGGATTGAGAGCCGTGATTTTCCAGTCCTTCTCTTTCTGGAGATAGAAACGGTCATTTTTGATAGGACGCTTGGCTGAAGTAGTGCCCTGACGGCGCCAACGGACATTCTCTGCCTTGAAAGAGCGCCACGGCATTGTCGGGTGAAAATAGAACAGCGTACACTTGAAATTCTGTTTGGTGTCGATGTCGCCGTCGAAGCTGTCAAATGTAGCCTGCGGAGCGACAACCACATAATACGGAATACCTTTCTCTTTGAGTAGGCTCATAGAGGGTCGGTTCTGATTGTCGAGCACGTTTTCCTTGTCATACTCAGCGATCATCGCTTCGGTATCGGTCAGTTTGCAGAGGTAGTTCTGGAAAGCCTGCGCCCACTCATAGTAACTGTCATAGGCGAGTGTGTAGTACAGATAGAAGTCGCCGTCAGTTCCATCAAAGGAGATATTCTTAGTATTGAGAATCGCACCAGAGTTGGCGACATAGCCAATCGCGCCGATTTCCTCACCATCGACGTAAAGTTTCACGGTTGCATATTCGGTAGTGCCGCGGCGAACTGTGATTGTAGAAGGCTCGACGACAATTCCGACGGTATGCTTTTCTCCGCACTTGAAAGAGCGAGTGATTTTGTTCGGCGTACCAGTCTTGCAGTGCAAAACTATCTCGTTGCCGGTTACATAGAAGCCAACGCCGGAATCAGGGTCGTAGCACTCCATCAGTTTCGCAGTATCGTCCTTAATGTTGTTGGTAGCGAAAGCGAACTGGAAAGCCATACCATTGGTGCGCTCGGTAGCAGCAGAACCAAAAGGCTGATATTTTTCAATCCTGGCCTTGACATTCTCTGCAATACGGAGGCAGTTTTCTCCAAGGTATGTGGCAAAGCCATTGGACGACCAGTTAGAGCCGATGACCGACATCGTGTAGCCGTTATTGCTGATTGAGTGGTCCGGCTCGGAGTTGCTTCGTGTAGAGAAGTCAAAACCAAACAATGCGCCCTCCTTGATGATGGCGTTGATTGCAGATCCTACAACCCTTACGGATATGGGATTGGTTTGACTGTTGCCATTCTTGGCATATACCTCAATGGTTGCGCTGCCGTCGGTTGCATAGCCCTGAATCTGCTTGCGGACGGGATATGTCTGCGAGATTTGGCAGTCAACCGATGTAATCTCCTTGCCATCGACATAGACTTCAGCAGTCGTGGAGTTCTTGCCCGGCGTATATGCGGCAACCTCCACTTCAAGATTGTCATACAGTCGCACAACGCCATTGTTGGCATCGTTGAAGCGTAATGATACGATTGGCTCCTTTGACGAGGAGTCAACGCACATGATCGAGGAATAGATTGTGTTACCAGTTACGCCGGAGGCAACATCTTCGCCATAGACGCGAACAGGATATGAGCCATGCTCCAGATGTTCTCCTCCTCCGAACACATTGCACGGGTCGATAGAGATAGAGTGTGAGTAACTGTCAGTGATTGTCGCTACTCCGAGGCTTCTCCATTCACCGTTATAGAACATTTCGGTAAATACCTTGACACCCTGCTTTGATACGTTGTTGGCGAACTTGTACATCAGCAGGTTTTTAGTCGAACCGCCAACTTCGAGAGCGGAACTTGAGGTGTAGTTGAGGGTCTGAACCGAGGTGCAGGTAACATCGACGGCCGTCACTGTGATAGTACGGCGCTTGATATTGCCTTCGGCATCAGATGCTACAATCGTGAAGTCTTTGGCGGCAGCCTCGGCAAAGTATGGAGTAAAGTCGAATTGGAACGTGTAATTGGTCGCTGATGTCGAGGAATTCTGATTGACATTTTCGCTCCACAACGAAAGCCCAGAGGTAGCGTCTATAATCTCCAAGCGGCGAATGACACCGAGCACTTCGTCATTGCCATCAAACGTCACCGATTTAATGGCGGCACGAGCAATGATGTCTGATCCGAAAGCGGCATATATCGCTGGATTTTCCAGATATATATTCAATGATGAACCCGAAGCTGTTCCTGAGCCTGTGCTTTTAGGAATTTTGATGGATTCACCCATTTCATTGCCGCGCTTGCTTACTGCTTTGATGATATGGTTCTCCGCATCCTGATCGCTTTCAAGATGGTCGAAACTGTCTTGCTGCATTTCGTATGCGCCGCCGGTGGAGAGAGCCTCTTTTCCGTCCTTTTCGGGCGTGTCGGAGGTTTTTACAGAACCGCCTCCGCCAAACTCTTTCCATAATTCCTTGCTGGCAAAGTCGGAAACCTCGCCGGTAAACTGATAACACTCCCAAGCGTACTCGCCGGAGCGGAACGTGATTACAAGGCCATTCTTTGCATATTTGATGCCGGTGGCCGCCTGCTCACTGAGAATTGCGTCAATGGCGGTATCCTTGGTGTAGAATCCAGCAACCGTGCGAGGACATAGGGCGTCAACATTGATAATAGCCTCGGCCCCTGCTGACATTCCTGCAAGGTCAATCCAGTTTTTCGGATTGGTAAACTGTTCGTTAGTCGTATTGGGACCGACATACTGATAGGTTTTCCAAGAGCCGGAAGCAATAGCGAATGTAATTGTAAGACCGAGGGATTGTTGTTCGGCCTCCATCACAGCGGAAAGTACATTGTGAGTCTGTACTTCTGCCATTATGTCGGAATAATACTCGCCGTCTGCAAGAGGTTTTTCAACGGTTACATTGTAGGTATTGCCTACGGAAGCACCCCCGACCTTGACGAGTTTCTTACCATCGTAGCGATAGAGTTCATTGCGCAGACGGAACATTCGATCCTGGCGGGCCACTGTTAGACTTTCTCCGTCTATAACCGTTGTAGCGTTGTAGTGTGATGATTCATAGATGGAGTCGCCAAAGATATTGAAGTAGCCTCCGGCACCGTCTGTATTGGAGCTGAAGTATATTCCGGTTTGAGGTGGTTGAATATGGACGCCATTCGGCATTACTCCATTGAACGGCAAAATAGCAATATCTTCAACGCGTGCTTTAATACTGTCAAATTCATCAGAGCCTACGACATACGACACTGGTATATAATAGTTCTGGCCGGCGACCTTGCGCATAGCTTGCAGCGTGTCTCCATATCGGTATATGCGGTTTGTGAGGGGAACTTTCTTAAAGTTCTCCTCAGTGTTGTAAATCGCATAGTAATCCCATTCGCCGTCTTTCAGAATCTTAAAACAATGCTCATCGTAGGCAAATGCAATGGTACCCTCCGGCCGGCCCGAAAGTTCGCTTGTATGATAGCAGATTGCATCGTATGGGAATATCTGAATACCGTCAACTGTCTGCTGAAGGGCAAAACCCTCGTCGCCGGGAAATGCTGTTCCGGCAGTGTGGCCGAGAGCAAGGTCTGAGCCGATTGTAATAAGTTCATTACCACTCCAACGAGAAGTTGTGTTTACGGCAGTGCAAGTGTATATTTTACCGGCTTCAGGCACTCGGCCTTCTATGGTTGATTTGCCGAAAGAATCCGCATCGGCCCAGTTGTTGTAATAAGTAAATGCCGAGGATATGAGAGTAATTCCGGTATCTTTGATATTCCAGTAGTCGGTAACCTGAACCTTCGTCAGTTCTCCGCCGACAATGGCGGTAGAGGGAGTTGATGCAACCCTTTGCGGTCTGAGAACTGCACCCCAATCGGCATCGACTGCAACACTGCGGTTAGAAACAGCAAGCACAAAGCAGTTGGTGTCTGCATTATATACCACCATACACCCAGCATCTGTGGACTTTTTGCT